AGTCTTAGCGATTGCGGAGCGTGTTGCGTCTGCAATCTCGCTAAGTGTCTTTGGCAAGGCCCGCCCGGTTCTCAGGGTCCGGTTAATGGCCTCGTGGACAAGCATCTCCTCGCCTTGCAGCGTTGTTCCGCCAGCAACATATTCACCCAGCGCAGATTTTTCCAAATCGGTATATGCCGCGCCATATTTGTGGAAGGCACCATCTTCCCACAGAAGCGCGTCATCCGTATTATCAAACATTCTAAATTCAGACGCATTTAGCGGAATAGGTACTTCGCCAGCTTCTAAAATCTGGACATCTTCGCCCGCCAGAATTGGGACTGTCATGCACCCGCAATTCGGATGCAGCGGTGGGTGTGGTATGTCACTGTAATTCATGGCCATCGGTGGCAGCCCCTCGGCCCCAGCACTACCGCCCCGGTCAATGAAGTTGTCGCCAAACGTCAGATGAACTCCGTCCTTTCCGAACTTCTTCGCCATCTCAATGCAGTATTCGCACGGATTGGCCGTTGATGTCTCCCAGTAATAGCCCTGAACTACTCCGCTTTGCTTCCACGATTCAAGCTCGCCGCCCTGCCGTGCACGCGCTGTTTCGGTACGCGCTATCCGCGCGGCCCGATACCGTTCCGCATAACTGAAGTGGTCCTGTACGCGGTTGGTGACTTCCGCAAGCGTCTGCCCTTCGGCATTCGCGGAAGTAAAGATATCGCGCAACGCGCCCTGCGTTGTGGCGTTCGTTGCAAAGCTAAACCTGTAGGTGTAATCGGCAATGAAATCAGCCACCTCTGGCCGCTGAATGTCGAAACTTCCGGGTGAACCTATCCTGTCAAGCCCCGCCTCACCACCTGCCACAAGGCCGACTTCAAGGAACGGCTTCAATTCGTCATAGTACCGTTGCGTCCATGCGTCAACGTCAAAGGCGCTGTCAACATCTATATTCGATGCCCAGCCAATCTTTCGCCTGGGCGTGGCAATACCCTTCAGTTGCATCTCGATCTCATGTAGCTGCCTGGAATATGCCTTCAGCTTTGACAGCATCTCCCGACGCTGCTCGGCAAAGAGGCGTTGCAATGCCCGCGTGAAGTCGAGCGGCGCCGTCGGTGCGACCTTTACGTCAGCAGCGTCAACCGGGGTCCCCTCATCCGCGTCATACTCGCCGTCCGCGGCCTCCGGGGCGTCATCCCCGTCCTGTGGCCCCGTATTCCCCCCAAAGCCGCCAGGCGCGGCCGTAGCGCCCTCTATGAGTTCCTCATCCATGTCGGGGTCAGCAGTAAGCTCCAGCGCGGCGCGAGCCTCGTTCTTGAAAACAAAGCCACTGGACGTCACCATGACCTTGGCGCGTTCAAGATTGTGCGCGCGATCTTCGGGCACCGGGTTGTCAAATGCCACGAAAAGCCCCTCGCCCTCGGGGTATTTCGGGATAATGTCACGGTTGATCTGTTCCTCGATGAGTGCACAGCGTGGCTTGATAGCATAACGCGCGTGGTGCTTCTCCGCGTCCTGCCCTTGCGCTAGCGCGCTACCATCCGCGATAAGCAATGGAATCGGGACGCTGAAGACGCCCGCAATGTCCTCGCGCGATAACTTCCGCCCGATCTGGAACATCATATCGCGCGGAGCAAAGCCTATGCGGTCAACGCCAAGGATACCATGAACGAATGCGAGGTTGCCAGCGCGCTTCGGGCCACCATGCTTGGCTTGCCATTTGCGCTCAATCCGAAGCTCCTGCGTGCGCGATAGACGGTTCTCTGTGCGCACGAGCGTGCTCGGAATCCCGTCATTGTTTATCAGCGCCGACTCGAACTGGTTATACTCGTGGTACAGATTCGCCGCAAGCCCGATTGCTTCGAGCGGACTCATGCCGTATAGCGGATTCTTGGGGTCAGGATGCTTGAAGTGTGTGATGTCGCCCGGCGGGATGGGCGTGCCCTTTACCTGGCCCTCGCGCGTCTGGACATAGCACTCTATACCGCGCTGGTCTGGACGCGGTTGTATTTTCATCGTCTCCGGCGGCAACGTCAGCAGCATCGTCGGTCCATATTCCGCGTCGCTCTCGATGAGCGTGTAATTGTCGCCCACGAGGTCAAGGTGCATAACGATAACGCACTTCTGCTGCGTGCCTGTTAGGAACGGGTTGCCGTCCTCCCACAGATTCAGGAAGGGGTGTTCAAGCACCTCAACGAAATCATCCGCGAGACGGATGTATTTCTGCATGTGCGAACGTGCAACAATCTCGTCGCGTGCCTTGCGCGACACTTCCCGCACGGGCGTGGCTAGTTTGTGGCGTAGGCCAGTGCTGCGCCGCGACGCTGTGCGACGTGTGGCATACAGCCTGAGCGGAGTTGACGCTACCACATCGGCGTTCTTCGTTACGCAGGCATAGACCCATTCGCGGTACTGGTTCAGTAGGCTGCGCGCGTCATCCGGCGGCTCAACCACGCCGGACACATTCAGCCCATCAATACGCAACACGTCGGGCGCGCCCTCGGCTTTCGCTACCCCCATGCCAGCCAGCCAGCTTCGTAGCCCCATGCTATATCCTCAGTAACGCTCGGCCTCATAATCGCCGAGACTTTCACGCCAACTGTTCACGTGGCAGACAGCCTTCTCTGCCGTGGCATCGTCGACGTGTATGATGGACAGGTCCTGTTCGTCATCCAGGATCAGAATGTTCATGTCAGGAAAAACGCCCTGTAGCCACATCTCGATCTTTTCCCGTTGGGCGTCCGTCAAGTCACAGTGGCACGTCATTACGGCTACATCCTTTGCGATCATCGCTCATTCCCTCCCGTTATGCACTAGCATCTTGGAACACTCCGCGCACAGCCCATGCTCGAAATCGAAGCTGTCGCTCGGATATACGCCAAAGCAGCAGTCACAGTTCTGCATCACACAGCTTGCAACCCGGCTTGACAGCGGTATCGTGGTAGGGATTGGTTCCCTACTCAGCCGAAGCCGTATCTCGCGCGGTGAACTGGAGCTAGACGTGCTCGGCCCGCTCATGCCAACGCCCCCCGATCTAGTCACCATCGTGTCGCCGTTCCCACTCTAAAAGAACATCCCCGAGAACCCCATTGGGCGTATTGTGCCGCCGACACTAATCGCCACGGCCCAGCATTGCCGGTTCCCCCAAGAATACCTGGCCCGATCCCCGGCGGGTTAGCGGGCCACATCGTATTCAGGGCTGGGTGGTTGCGGGATTGTTCAACTCCATACTCAGACAAAGCCGTATCTCGCGTGGTGTGTGGCTGCTGGCCATCAGTTCCACGCCTCCTCCAGTTCAACCATGCGCTCTCTGTCCACGCCAGCCAGCGCCTCCACGCGCTCATTTTCATCCCCCGGCAGCTTCTTCTTGTCAGCCCCGCCCTCGCCCGGAAACCAGAAGGACACGCTGCCCTGTGCCGCAAACGTCAGCGCCAGCGCGTCAGCAAGGTCCGGGCTGCGCCCAAGGCGCTTCTTGATGGCGTCCTTCGGCTCAAGTTTGATCTGGCCCTTGGAGGTGTAGCCGGTCTTGGCCACAGCGCACTCATACCCAAGCGCCTTGTATTGCGCCGGAATCGCTCCGGGAATGCCCCGCTGCGTCGGGTCAAGCCACTCACGCAGGCGCCAGTAGCACTCTGCCCGCATGTTAGCGAAGCGTGTGCTGTCCTTTGCCCCGTGCCCGAAGTTGACGGCCTGCACGGAGAAGTCAAGCTCCCGCAGCCTGTCAGTAACCCCACCGCCCATGCCAACGTCGTCAATGAACACCCGCTCGGCGGGTATGCCGTGCTCCTTCGCCATAGCCATTGTGCGGCCAGCGGTGTCCATCAAGCTCCGATGCTGATATGTTTCCATGTGCCGTACCGCGTAGGCGTCGCGAATCAGGAACACAATGCGGTCACCGCCCTCGCGCGCAACGTCAACGCCCATGCAAAGGCTTGTACGGTCAATCTCTTCGGGGTATGCACGCGCAATCGCCTTCTCAATCCACAGCAGGGAGATAAGCATGTCATCCGTGCTGTCAGGGA